GGGGGGGGGGGCGGCGCGGAGGGCGCCCCTCGAGGGGGGGTGCTCTTTTTGTATGCAAAAAATAAAAAGGAGGTACTGAATGGAAGTTATTAATATTAATGTTAACCAATTAACGCCATACAAAAATAACCCTCGAAATAACAATGAAGCTATTCAATACGTCGCTAATTCAATTAAGGAGTTCGGCTTTAAAGTGCCGCTTGTAATTGATAGCGATAACGTTGTTATTTGTGGACATACTCGGTTATTAGCCGCTAAGCAATTAGGTCTTCAAGAAGTTCCTTGTATTGTTGCCGACGACTTAACAGATGAACAAATTAAAGCGTTCCGATTGGCAGACAACAAAGTAGCTGAAATTGCTACTTGGGACCTCGGAGCACTTGTTGATGAATTGAAAGATATTAATTTCATCGACATGGAAGATTTTGGGTTCCTGGGTGCAGACGATTTACGCACAGACTTTTTCGACGAGGAAGCGGAAGATGATAAATCATCTGACGACGAAACCGAAGATGAAGATAATGGTAAAACTGTTAAAGTCGCTTGCGATGATGCGAACTATCAACAATTAATCGACTTTTTAGACGAACATTTATTTGTGTACGAGGTGTAACATGGATAAAACAATCGTTTGTAATGTTACAGTCGAAGGCTTTCACAACTGGCCTAATGCACCTGAACAATTTAGCTATTTAAGAAGCAAACATCGCCACATGTTCAATATTGAACTACATATCCCTGTTAGCGATTCAAATCGTGAAATTGAATTCATTGAGGAACAACGCAATATAAGAGCGTATATCATGGGTAAGTTTGGCGACAATAAAGGATATGCACAGTTTGGCGGAATGTCCTGTGAACATATTGCCGAATGGTTAATGGAAGTATATCCTACAGCGACATTTTGCAAGGTAATTGAGGATACAAACGGAGGAGCGACGCTTGTTAGGAAACAATATAAAAATCCATTTTGCTGGTTCCGATAATGTGTTTAGTGCTAATGCAGCACTAAAGATAGCAGAAGTTAACTATCGACTATATACATGTTATCCGTTCATTGTAAATAAAAAGGTAACTGATGATTTACGATTGAAACCGGATGCGCCATTACTTAATACTGGACTGCAATTCAAGCATACCATTCAAGATAGTGGTTTATTCACTTTGATGTTTGGTGCAGCGAAAGACAGAAAATTAACATACGACGATTTGGTCGATTGGCAAGATAAACTTATGAAGTTTACTGTAACCAACAATTTAAAATCAACGTGCGTTGAAGTTGACTGTCAAAAGGTATTATCACCGGAAGATGCATGGAAATTGCGTTATAGGATGCGTGAAAAGCTACCTAATAGACAAATCAACGTATTCCATAAAGAGGACGGCAAAAAGGGCTTAGACAGGTTAATTGAGTTCGCCGACTATATAGCAATTAGTGTTCCGGAATTGCGTATCACAAACCCTAAAACGTTCAGGGAAGATACTCACCGCCTAGCTTGGTATATTAAGAATCGCAAGCCTGAAATTGACATTCACTTATTAGGCTGTACTGATTTAAAAATGTTAAAACAAAATAAGTTTTGTACATCAGCGGATAGTACATCATGGCTTGCGCCTTTGCAGTTTGGTTGGAACCGAACGTCGAAAGGTTCGTATCACATTAACCAAAATAAGCAAGAAATTCGCGAAAAATTCATGGAGCAAGCGAAGTTGTTAGGCGTTAAGGAACAATCACTGCCAAGGGCAGCCGATAGCGCCATAGCGGCTTTATTAAACAAATTAGATTATCAGAGCGTTGCTGGTAGTCAAGATTAAAAGGAGTAAACAAAATGTATTATGTAACGAAACGAATGGAGATTGCCGGTTCACATCAACTCAATCTCGATTATGAAAGTAAATGCCGTAATCTACACGGCCATAATTGGATAGTAACAGTCTTTATGAAAAGTGAAAAACTAAATCATAATGGAATGATTATGGACTTCACTCATATTAAACGTGCTATTCATGACCGCTTAGACCACAATCATATTAATGATGTAGTAGGTGATTTAAACCCTTCTGCAGAAAATATGGCGAAATGGATATGCGACCAGTTAGGTGCGTTCTGTTATAAAGTATCTGTACAAGAAAGCGAAGGGAATATTGCTATTTATGAACGTGATTGAAATTTTTAGCAGTATTGAAGGCGAAGGCACACGAGCTGGCGAACTATGTACTTTTATTCGCTTGGCAGAATGTAACTTGCGTTGCTCCTACTGCGATACGGAATATAGTTTTGACGGTGGAAAACAAATGACCGTCGAAGAAATTATGCAAATAGTCGATAGTTATGGGAATGTAAATGTAACTATCACTGGTGGCGAACCACTATTGCAAGATTTAACGGAATTACTAAACGCTATGAATAGGTATTTTGTTAACATCGAAACAAACGGAAGCATAAATCCTGTTCCGTTGTATGGTGAATATCAAAATCTTATGTTCACTGTTGATTATAAATGTCCTTCTTCTAAGCAAGAGGAGTTTATGAACAACGGCGAAGCGTTACAGGACTTGGAAGAGTGCGACGTCATTAAGTTTGTAGTTGGTAGCTTGGAAGACTTAAATCGTATGCGCCAATTAATTGATGATAACGACTTTAAAGCACAGGTTTATGTATCACCAGTATTTGGCAAGATTGAACCTAGAGACATTGTTGATTATATGAAAACGTATAACCTACAAGGGGTACGACTACAACTACAAATTCATAAATTCATATGGCCGCCTGAAATGAAAGGAGTGTAAGCATGAACCAGGAAACTATTGAAAGTGCTATCAAGCTCCTATTAACAGGGCTTGGTGAAAATTTAGAACGTGAAGGCATTGTTGAAACGCCTAAACGTGCTGCCAAAATGTATTTAGAAATGCTAGAAGGCATGAACTACACAAACGAGGAAATCGCTAAAATGTTTGGCAAGTCCTTTGAAGTGGATACAACTCAAATGGTAATTGTTAAGGATATTGAAGCCTTTTCTATGTGTGAACATCACTTGGCGTTGATGTATGACATGAATATTAGTGTAGGATATATCCCTAATGGTCGTGTAATTGGCTTGTCTAAAATTCCTCGTATAGCTGAAATGTGCTGTAAGCGATTACAACTACAAGAAAAGATAGGCGAGGACATTGCGGAAGTTATTTCTATTGCGACTGGCAGTGATGATGTAATTGTACACATTACATCGAAACATAGTTGCGTAACGGCTCGCGGTGTTAAATCTCGTGGTTCCAGTACAACTACAACAACGAAAAAAGGTAAATTCACAAGTGATTATGACTTAACTCGTGAATTTATGAACGGCTTGAAATGACAGTTGTTGACTGCATTAAGCATAAACGCTTAAACAACAAGAAAGGTAAGTGTACAGCCGAAGTCATTGAGTATGACGGCTTATGCCAGTCATACATAACATACGGCCACGCACGCAAGCCAAAAGGTGGTCTTTGTGTTAGAAGTCATGGCAAATTGAAACATAAAAGCAATGAAGTTCTAAAGTAGATATTCGGTGGGAGGTGGTGAGTATGTGAAAAACTATGAAGCAGCCGAGAAGGACTATAAAAAGTTCTTACCCTACAAAGACATAGCCGAGAAATACGGCGTATCAATCGAAACAGTTAAATCTTGGCGGAAGCGATACGGTTGGAAGCGTGCTAAGACTAAACCTAAACCGAAAAAGAAAATAGGTGCTCCGTTTGGTAATAAAAACGCTATGGGTAATAGTGGAGGACCACCTATTGGAAGTCAAAACGCTTTAAAGCATGGTCTTTTTGCAAAGTACTTGCCACTCGATATGATTGGCGTAATTGAAGATATAGAAACAATAACCCCTATAGAAATACTATGGGGGAATATTTGTATCAAATATGCTGCTATCATACGAGCACAAAAAATAATGTTCATCGAAAGTGAAAATGCTGACAAACAAATTGAAAGTGTTACTCAGACAGTTGAGGAAAGCGACCAATTTGGGAACACTAAAAGAATAGAAAAGCATGTTGACACAATCACAGCAGATATTCGTATGGAGAAGTTCCTTAAAGCACAATCAAGGGCGATGGACACGCTGGCAAGATTAATCAAGCAATATGACGACCTATGTAAAAGCGAATTGGCAACAGAAGAACAAAAAGCTCGTATCGCTAAACTTAAAAATGAAGTTGCGACTATTAAACAACAAAACGATGAAAATAAAACGCTCGTTCCTATTATTGTAGGCGGTGATGAAATTGAAGATTAAGGATAATCAAGTAGTCGTTCATCTACCTAGTATCGTAGGCAAGCATTATGGTGCGTTTTGGCGGTTTAAAGGCCGTTATAAAGCCGTTAAGGGAAGCCGTGCGAGTAAGAAGTCGTCAACTCAATCATTAAAGGTTATAACCGAAATTATCGAAAACCCTCATATTAATTGGTTAGTGGTTCGTAAAGTTGAACGCACGTTGCGTGATAGTTGTTATGCACAACTTAAATGGGCTATACACCGCTTAAAGGTGGATAACTTTTTTAAATGTAGTACATCGCCTTTAGAAATTACCTATAAACCAACTGGACAAAAGATATTATTCAGAGGCTTAGACGACCCTTTAAAAGTAACATCAATTACTGTTGAAGTGGGTTCGCTGTGTAGGTTATGGATAGAGGAAGCATACGAAATAACATCAGAGGAAGCGTTCGACCGCTTAGATGAAAGTATTCGTGGACAGCTACCAAAAGGAATGTATCATCAAGTCGTGTTAACGTTTAACCCCTGGTCTGATAGACATTGGCTTAAAAAACGCTTCTTTGATACTCCTAGTCCGAATGTATTGTCTATGACAACGAATTATATGTGTAATGAGTTCCTAAGCGAAGCGGACTTAGTACTATTCGAGGAAATGAAAAAGAACCCTCGTCGCTATAGGACTGCTGGTCTTGGTGAATGGGGGATAGTTGAAGGCCTAGTGTATGAGAATTGGGAAGAACGAGTTTTCGATGTACACGAAATATCTAATAGGCCAAATGTACGCTCCGCCTTTGGCATGGACTTTGGCTATGTGAATGACCCTAGCACATTGTTCTGCGGTTTGGTTGATACAGTTGCTCGTGAAATATATGTCTTCGATGAAATGTATGAAAAGGGCATGAGTAATGAAGATATTTTGTCAAAAGTATCCGAAATGGGATATGCAAAAGAACGAATTAAAGCGGATAGTGCGGAGCCTAAATCGATTGCGTACCTTAGGAAAGGTGGACTTATGAGAATTAGGGCAGCCAAAAAAGGACCTGACTCAATTCGTGCCGGCATTTCGATTATTCAGGACTATAAAATTATTATTCATCCTAGGTGTGTTAACTTCATTACTGAAATTAGTAACTACACATGGGATAAAGATAAATTCGACAACCCTATAAACAAGCCTATTGATGATTTCAACCATTTAATGGACGCCATGCGTTATGCAATGGAAGAGTTTGACGGACGAAAAGGTGTACGCTTATTAACTTAGGAGGTGAAAGTTTGGAGCTTGAATTAGTTAAGAAGTTAATTAAAAAGCATACCTTGGGGCATGCAAACGTAATCAGCGAAATGCAAACAGCGGAACGCTATTATGAAGTCAATAATGACATTAAGTTGTTACCGACTAAACCAAAGGACATTGAGGAAGCAAGGCAGAAAGGCGAAAGTTTTAACCCTATGCACCAGGCAGATAACCGAATTGCGTATTCCTTTTATCCTTTGTTAGTAGACCAAAAAACCGCTTATATGTTTACTGCACCGCCTATTTATGATGTTAAAAACGATAATTTAAATACATTTATCCTTGATACATTAGGCGATGCATACGAAAAGAAATGTAAGGACTTATGTGTTAAAGCTACGAATGGTGGTGTGGCTTGGGTTCATTACTGGATAGATGAAAATAACGATTTTCAGTGGGCGGTATTACCGGCTAATGAAATTATTCCAATTTATAACAATCGTATTAATACAAAGCTAGAAGGTGTGTTGCGTGTATATGCAGACATTAACGACGAAGGTGAAAATATTACGGTATACGAATATTGGAATGACAAAGAAGTACAAGCGTTTTCTATGCGAACTGGTGATGATTACGAAACGCTATCACCTTATACAGCGTTTACAATGATTGACCCTAGCGGTGTTACGTTAAACGTTGATACCATTCCGCATCAAATGGAAAAAGTTCCTTTTATTGCGTTCGCTAACAACGCACGTCATACAACTGATTTAAAACGTATCAAGGAATTAATCGATGTGTACGACAAAACTTATAGCGGTTTTTTAAACGACCTAGAGGACGTCCAGGAGGTCATATATGTACTCACTAACTATGGTGGTGAAAACCTAGCCGAGTTCTTGGACGGTATGAAAAAATACAAAGCAATTCAAATGGAATCTACTGGTCCTGATGATAGAAGCGGTATTTCAACGTTAACCATTGATATTCCGATTGAAGCACGCAAAGAACTTCTTGATATCACTCGTAAAGCTATCTTTGACATGGGACAAGGGGTAGACCCTCAGCAACAAGGTTTAGATGGTACTAGCGGTGAAGCAATGAAGTTTTTATATACTTTATTGGAACTTAAAGCCGGTATGATGGAAACTGAATTCCAACTAGGCTTTAATGAATTAATTCGTGCTATCTGTTCCGCACATGGTTCGAACGATGTTACTATTACCCAAACATGGACAAGAACAAGCGTTAAGAATGACGGCGACTTGGTGGACATGTGTTCAAAATCGATGGGCGTTGTATCTAAACGAACTATCCTTGCACATCATCCGTTCGTGGAAGATGTAAACGAGGAAATGAAGCAAATCGAAACAGAGGAAGCACAAAATAATACTGATATGTACGATGATTGGCATAGCAAAGGTCATGACGATGGCTCTATAGACGACCATGACGACGACCACAGCGATGACGAATAATCGTATTTATATTTTCATTCGTGGCAGGTAAACCACGGTAAAAACCGGAAGGAGTAAAGCATATGACATTCAAGGAACTATTGGAAAAAATTGGAGTTGCAGAGGATAACATCGACAATGCAACTAAACAATTTAAAGAATTTCTCGATGGTGAATATGTTCCAAAGTCGCGTTTTAATGAGGTTAACGCGGAAAAGAAAACCTTAGAAACTGCTGTTGCTGATAGAGATAAACAGTTGAAATCATTAAAGGATAGTGAAGGCGATGTACAAGCGTTAAAAGACCAAATTACAAAACTTCAAGCAGACAACAAAGCGAACGCTTTAAAAGCTGCCGAAGATTTAAAAGCGCTTAAATTGAGTACCGCGGTTCAATTAGCGATTGGTGATAGCGCACAAGATGCAGAACTTGTAGCTAACTTGATTGATAAGTCTAAACTTATTCTCGGCGATGATGGCAAAGTAACTGGTTTAGATGAACAACTAAAAGACTTGCAAAAGAATAAAGCGTTCTTGTTTAAACCACAAGGTGAACCTAAATTCAAATACGACCCTAACAAGGGTGAAGGTACGCCTAAGGTAAACCCTTTCAGCAAGGAACATTACAATCTAACGCAACAAGCAGAACTTATTAGAACCGACGTTGCACAAGCTAAAACGCTTGCAGCACAAGCCGGTGTATCTATTGATAATTTGATTTAAATTAGGAGGACTAATAATGCCAAATCAAAACTTTTCTTTTAACTTGCAAACATTCGCAGCAACTGCATTGAAAGACGTAATTAACCCTACACCGTTATTCGTTGATTATGTAACACGCCGTACAAGCGAATTATCCGCTATTTTCTCTTCCGGTATCGCAACTCGTGATGCCCAATTCGACATGCTTGCATCTGAACCAGCACAAGTTCATAACATGCCTTTCTTCACTGATTTGACTGGCGACTCTGAAAACGTGGTGGAAGGTACTGACTTAACTGCCGACAAAATCGGTTCTAAAATGGACGCTTCCACAACTATTCGCCGTGCGAAAATGTGGGGCGCAAGTGATTTGTCCGCTCAATTATCCGGAACTGACCCTATGTCCGCTATTGGTGATTTAGTAGCTGGTTTTTGGGCTCGCGACCACCAAAAAGAATTATTAAATATCCTTAATGGCGTATTCGCTGCCACTACAATGTCCGACCATATCTTGGATATTTCTGGGAAAACTGGCAAAGCCGCAGCATTCTCTGGTGAAGCATTCATCGATGCGATGCAACTTATGGGTGATGCTCGCAACTCTTTAACAGCAGTTGTTATGCACTCCGCTACTAAATCTTATCTCGATAAATTGAACTTAATTCAAACTATCCGTCAATCTGATGCAACGTCCTTCGATTATTACATGGGCCGTCGTGTAATTGTTGATGATGGTTGCCCTGTTGAAACTGACAAATACACAAGTTATTTGTTCGGTGAAGGTGCGATTGCGTATGGTGTAGGTTCTCCTGTTGGTATGGTTCCAGCGGAAGTTGACCGTGATAAACGTAAAGGCTCCGGCATTGATTACTTGATTTCTCGTAAAGCGTTCATCTTGCATCCTCGTGGGGTAAAATGGACTAATAAAACTCGTGCCAACGCTGAAAGCGTATCTCGTGCAGAATTGAAAGACGGCGGCAACTGGGAACGAGTTTACGAACCTAAACAAATTCGCATTGTTAAATTTGTTCATAAATTAGGCTAAGGGGTAAATTATGGGGACTAATTCATATTGGGCTAGGCGTGCTGTTGAACGTGAAGATGAATGGAACAAAAAAAGCCGTGAAACAATCGAAAAAGAGCTGGCTGCTCAATATGAAAGGTCCGCCCAACGGCTACAAGCAAACATTGAACAACTTTATGGTAAGTTCGCTACTGATAACGGACTAAGCATGACTGATGCTCGTAAATTAATCAACGGAACTGAATTTAGGACTTGGCGAAAGGACGTCGAAGGGTACTTGGCAGACTTTGAAAAGACTGGTAACCCTAAGATTATGCTTGAACTAAATGCCCTTTCAATGCGCTCGCGCATTTCAAGGTTAGATAAATTGTACAGCGATACACTTATTGAAATTGATAAGTTAAATCGAAATACAGACAATGTCATGTCCTCCTTTTTAAAAGAAGCATACAAAGATAATCGCTTGCATTCTGCCTATGAATTGGCAAAGAAAGGACAAGGTCCTTTAAATGTAGTTGTTGATAATAAACAAGTGGAACAGGTCTTGCGAACTCCATGGAGTGGTAAGAATTATAGTGAAAGGATATGGGCCAACGGTGAAAAGTTGGCTCGTACCATTCAAGATACTGTTGTTAATGGTGTTCATCGCGGTGTATCAGTTAATAAACTGGCGAAAGAAGTGCAAGAGCGAATGGGAGTATCTAAAAATGATGCTGTAAGACTGGTTAGAACGGAATTAAATTACGTTCATAATCAATCTACCTTAGACTCGTTGCGTTCCTCTAATATGGAATACTTTCAATTCATCGCAACAATGGATAAGCGTACATCTTCTATTTGTAGGGAACACGATAATAATATTTATCCGATTAGTGAAGCCGAAGTAGGTAGTAACGTTCCTCCGCTTCATCCTCGTTGTAGGTCAACGATTGCCGGTGCTATTAGTAATAAGAAACCGACTAGCGGTTCTCGTATTGCTAAAACTGAACCAACTTCTAAAGGGGAGCGAGTACAATATCAAAAAGTACCACGCAATATGAACTATAACGAATGGAAAGCGATTTACGTTGATAAAACAAAAACATTCGCCGATTGGCGAGAGGAACAAAAGACCGAAAAACCTAAACAACCGAAACCAGTTAAGCCTAAAGAGATTGACTTAAAGGACAAAATATCTAAGCTCGACATGTCTAAAGCAACTCCGCAAGACATGATTAATATTGGGAAGTTAGCTAACCAAAAACATGATATTATTAACTTAATAGGTAATAAAGATGAGTTGGTAAAAATGTTATCCCAATATCGTGAAGTTGGATATAAAATTCCTAATAGCTCCTGGGCGGAAGGTAGCGTTAAGAAAAATAAAGAAATGTTACAAGGTGCGTTTAATGTATATCCGAGCGACTGGGGTCGTATGTTAAAGGATAACAATAAAGGCATTAGCACTCGCAAGATTAAGCGTGGTTATTTCTTTGGTGAAGCTGCCGTTACTGGTCGACCGTTGAAATACGCTAAAATCGACAACCCTGAAAAGTACATAACAATTAATATGAACGGTGTTCGTAAAACAACTCCATTCCATGAAATAGGACATATGGTGGAATTTTTTAACAAGGATGCAAGCCGTTTGTCTAATGAGTTCGTAGAAATGCGAACCAAAGGCGAGGAAGCGGAGCGGTTAAACAAAATCTTTAATATGAGTTGTTATGGAAAGGAAATGGCTAAAAAGGATAACTTCATTAGTCCTTATATAGGTAAAACGTATTCGACTGGTGGAACCGAAGTTTTAAGTATGGGGCTTGAAAGCGTGTTTGAACCTAACGAAAACGGCCAGTATAAAGGCTGGGACTACAAAACAGGTAAACCTATTTGGGCTACTATAAAGGACGATGAGGAGTATCTACACTTCATTATTGGAATGTTATTAACTGTATAGGAGTGTTACTATGACGGACAAGGATAAAGCGTTTATCGACGCTTTAACGAAATTTAATAGCATGTGTGAAACGTACAAATCAATCTTTGGTGAAAGTTCATTGGATAGAGTATTCGTACTTAGTCCTGGTGATATTTCAACCGAGGAATTGAACGATAGCACTAAAATGCTTGCCTCTGCTATTGCGAACGATGAACCGCTTGAACAATTTGACGAGGACATGTGGGAACATGTTTGTTATTAAAGGAGATTAACTTTGGGTAACGTTCAATATTTAGAATATAATGAAGCGGTTGCGTTGGTTATATCGACGACTAACCGCTTAATATCTATGATTGATAGTCTTAATGAAGTTAATTGCGCCGATTATATAACGCTGTTCGCCGAAAAATTCGTTCTTGATTGTATGGACTACTGCCACAGGACGAACTTCCCTCGAACGCTTGTATATACGGCTGCCGAATTAGCTACAAAGTACATCAAAGACAAATACAGCGATACACATGGACCGCTAAAGTCTTTGAAGGAAAATGACGTTGAATTTACCTGGGCGGTAACTGATATATCCCCTATTGGGTGTATTAGTGAAAAGGACTTTGAAAGCATTCGTACAAAGTTAAATCTATATCGGAAAGTGGTGTGGTCGAATGGCTAATGTATACGGAAAACTGCTTGCAGATATTATGTACAAAGATACATGTACCATTTCACGGCAACAAGCCACCACGGACGATATAGGGGCGGATGTGTTCGACGTCGTTGATGTGCATGTTGATGTTCCTTGTAAATTAGGACAAACTGGACAAACAAGCATGAATGGTGCTACTACTGACAGCGTATTCACATTAAAGGATAAATTAAGATTATCCTTGCCAGTTGATTATGATGTTATGGCGAATGATATTGTTAAAATCAATCATCAAGGCCAAACATTTATTATGCGATGTGATAGTCCTTTTAAGTACACAACGCACCAGGAAATCACGTTAATTCGTGATGATGAGGCTTAACTATGGGAGCAAAAGTTAACGGCTTCATGGAGTTGAATTTTAAGTGGAAGAAGATTTTATCGTTGTACCCTGAATACATCGATACACTTTTACAACAACAAGCGGAATTACTAATCGCCGACACAAAGGCAAAAACCCCTGTTGATACTGGTACACTTCGAAATGCTTGGAAGCGTACTGAACCACAAAACAACTCTATTGAGGTATACAACAATACTGAATATGCTAACCATATCGAATATGGACACAGAACACCGAAAGGCGGTTTTGTAAAAGGGCATAAGATGTTACATCGCTCTACAGTTAAGCGTAAAAGTCAATTCTTAAACGATACAAGAAAGATACTAAGGAACTTGATAGATGCTTAAATTAAGAACTATTCAAAAGGCCTTAGTTGACCTTTTGAAAAACAAATATCCTAATTATAAGGTGTATTTTGACAACGTTGAAAAGTCAAATGCACCTTATTTTTATATTGAAATGTTTGTTCATAGTGGCGTTGGTGATTACAACTACTTCGAAAGGACTGTTCAAGTCGATATTACATTCCGAGCCATGGAAGATAAGAACAACCGCATTAAACGTGCGGACTTATACGAAATGAGTGATAGCTTAGAATGTATCTTTAGACCTGTACTGAAAGCCGATGATAGATATATCACCATTAACGACTTTGAACATACATTTATAGATGAAGTATTGCACTTTATCTTTAATTTAGAGTTTAACGACGCTTTCACAGACGAAGAAGTTGGTTTTGTTCGTGGTGAAGTAGTTAATACTCTTTCACTTAGCCTTAACGGCGTTAATTTAACCGAGGAGGAATAACAAAATGCCAAACGAACAAGAAAAATTTGGTTTACCGCAAGTCTTAATTGACTTTAAAACAAAAGGTGTAACCGCTATCAAGCGGTCCGCTCGTGGCGTTGTAGCATTGATTTTAAAATGCGAAACAACTGATGTATCTAATAAGTACAAAATCTCCGACATTAGCGAAATTCCTGACAGAACATTCGATGATGCTACGACTGATTTAATTAAAAAGTGCTTAGATGGAACACCTTTGCGTGTATTGGTATATACATTACCTAAAACAACTGTACAAGGTGCAAAAAACACGCAAGCGACTTTGTTAAAACAGTTAAAACATACTCGCTTTAACTATATCGCCGCTCCTACTGGTACAGTTCAAGACCAACAAGACCTATCGTCCTACATTAAAGCAGAACGCAACAATGGCCGTAAAACTGTTAAAGCGGTAGTAGGTAGCGTGGCATCCGACCATGAAGGTGTTATCAACTTCTGCACAGAAGAAATTAAAGTGCCTAACGGTCAAGATACACAAGGTCGAACAACCTACAAAACATATACTCCAATCGAATATACTGCTCGTATCGCTGGCATCTTAGCTGGTCTTGCACTCGACCGCTCCGCTACTTATTACAAATTAACCGAAGTTGAAAGCGTTAAGGTGTACGAGGACTTAACCGACCGCATTGATAAAGGCGAATTGCACTTGTTCGATGAAGAAGACGGCGAAGGTGTTAAGATTGCTCGTGCTTGCAACTCCTTGCAAACATTCACAACTGACAAAGGTCAAGAATTCAGAAAAATCAAAATCATCGAAGGTGTTGATATGGTTACAGATGATATTCGCGATACCTTTAAAAAGTTCTATGTTGGTAAATATATCAACGACTACGACCATAAAATGCTATTTGTGGCAGCCATTATGGTTTACTTCAATCAATTAGCCGGTAACGTACTTGACGCTCGAGCTAAAAATAATGTAGATATTGATGAACAATTCCAAAAGAACTACGCCATCATCAAAGGCGAAGATATTTCTAAAATGTCTGTCATGGATATTCGCGAATATAACACAGGTTCCGAAGTTGGTTTAGCTGGTACAGTTAAATTCGTTGACGCTATGGAAGACCTTAAAATTAGTTTCACAATGTAATAGGAGGAAAACATAAATGGCAAGAGCAAGCGAAGATGTAAAATATCGTGGTCGCCGTCGTTGGAACGGCTCTCACGGCAAAGTTTGGTTTGACGGTGAGTTGGTATTCGAAATTGAAAGTTTCGAATGTACTGTTGAAGCCCAACGCGAAGACGTAATTATTGGCAACTCTGTTGACAGTAAAATTACTTCCCTTAAAGGTGAAGGCACTGCCAAAATTAAAAACGTTATTAATCGCAACTTCCGCAAGTTGCATGAAGCATGGAGCGCCGGTCATGACCCTCGTTCCGTGATTACAGGCTTATTGGACGACCCTGACGCAGTGGACGGCCAAAAGGAACGTATCTCTATTGATAATGTATGGTTCAACAAATTAACTCCTTTACACTTCGAAAAAGGTAAAGTTGTTGAAACTGATATTCCATTCGGCTTTACACCGGAAGATTTACAATACATTGAATCTATTGATTAATTGAAAGGAACATAACAATGTCTGTATCTATTAACGAATTAATTGCTAAGCGTGAAGAAATTAAAGCTCGCAAAAGTCAAAAACTAACAATCGAAACATCCTTGGGTGAAGTGGTAGCTAAAAAGCCTACGACTTTACTTATGACAGAAGCATTAGGTTTAGATGGTGATAACGACGAATACATCGTTTATAACTGTATCGTCGAACCTAACTTAAAGGACAAAGACTTGCAACAAGCATACGATTGCGCCGAACCTATGGACATTGTAGGTAAGTTATTCGAATTCGGTGAAATTAAAGCTATTAGCACAGTTTTGATTGAGTCTGTAGGCGTTGGCAAGAAACTCGACCACGCTATCTTTGACGAAGCAAAAAAGTAATAGAAGAAGACTGGGAGGCGGCTACGGCCGCCTACTTAGTTTTAAAAGGTCATACGTTTGAATACTTTTTTAGTTTGTCCTTAATGGAAAAACTTCTTTGTCATGTAGCTATGGAAAAGGAAAGGAAAGAACGTGTGGAAGTTGCTAAATTAGCTATAAGGGAGGTATTAGGTGGATAATAAAGAACGTTTAGGCGTCGAACTGTACCTTGACGATAAAGGGTTTGCCAATGCAGTTAAAAAGGCGCAACAATCAACGCAAAATCTAGCTAAATCTGCCAATGCTGTTACTCCTGCGATGGCCGGTGTTGATAGAAGCATGAGTAGTGCTGTTAGCTCCGTTCAAGGAATAGCAAACGCAACCAAAAAAGCCGAAAGTGAATTGTCAAAGTTAAAGCGTACTGGTAGCAATATCAAAGTTAAGATTGACGCAAAAGATGAAGCCACTTCTAAAGTCCAAAAGATTAAAAGTGAACTGAATACTTTTAAAGGTAAGGTATACACAGCGACAGTTAACGTTAAGCAAAATATGGCCGGTGCTATGTCTAGTGCTGGAAATAAACTTAGCGGTGCTATGCTTGGAACTACAATGCAAATGGCCGGTATGGCTGGCATTGGGTTTGGTATATTTGATGCCGTAAAAGGCTATGCGGACTTTGAAGAAGAAATGTCAGCGGTTAAAGCTATTTCAGGTGCTACGGCGGACGAGTTCCAAAAGTTGAATGAAAAAGCAATTCAAATGGGTGCGGATACTAAATTCAGTGCCTTAGAGTCTGCACAAGCGTTCAAATATATGGGTATGGCCGGCTGGAAAACTAATGAAATGATAGGTGGTATTGCCGGTATCATGAACTTAGCGGCCGCATCAGGCGAAGACTTAGCTATGACTTCCGATATTGTAACTGATAGCTTATCTGCCTTTGGTTTACAAGCCAAAGACTCTGCTATGTTCGCCGATGTGTTAGCGGCTGCAGCTACTAACTCGAATACCAACGTCGCATTAATGGGTCAAACATTCAAATATGCTGCACCAGTAGCCGGCGCCTTAGGGTTTAGCGTGCAAGATACTGCACTTGCTGTAGGTCTTATGGCTAACCAGGGCATTAAGGGTTCAGAAGCTGGTACAGCGTTAAGAGCGATGATGACTCGTTTAGTTAAACCGACCAAAGAGTCCGGCGAAGCAATGGACATTTTAGGCTTAAACATCTTAGATGCGAATGGCAAGATGAAACCATTTAGGGATATTATCGCCGACATTCGCGAAGGCATGAAGAAACTATCTCCGGATAGTAAAGCGGCCGTTGCTGGTATGCTTGCCGGTCAAGAAGCTATGTCAGGCTTGCTCGCATTGGTTAATTCGCCTTATGAAGACTTTGATAAGTTAGCCGGTGCAATCGACAATTCGAGCGGTGCTGCCGAACGAATGGCGAAAATTCGCATGGACAATCTAAAGGGTGATTTAGAACAATTATCCGGTGATTGGGACTCGTTCACTACGAAATTAATGGGCGGTAGCATTGGCGGTTTTAGGGACATTGTACAAGGCATAGACAACTGGTTTGTAGGTTTAACTGAAAACTTTGAAACTAACGGCATTACCATTCGAAGCGTACTTGACGGAATAACTTCTGCTATTAAAGAGCTAGTAGGTCAAACGCTTAAAATGGAAGGTCTACCCTCTATCTTATCAGCTGCAGCATTAGCAGTTGGTGGTATTGGTGCATTTAAAATCGGTAAAGGTGCATATGGTTTATTTAAAGGGTTAAAAGGCGGTGGTGGAGCCGGAACTGGTGCGGAAAGCACAGTAGGTGATATGACCGTTCAAGCCTTAAATGTAACTGTTAACGCAAGCAATATGACTGGAATGGGTTCAAGTGGTCCTATAGTCGATGGCGGTGGCAAAGGTGCTAAACCTAAAAGCGGTGGTCGTTTTGGTAAATTAAAAAGCGGTGCTAGTAAGTTAGGTAACGGCTTAACAAAAGTTGGCGGTAAAATTGCTGTTCCGTTGGCATTAGCTATGGGCGCTTATGATATTGCGACAAGCGATGATAAAGCTCGTGCTGGTGTTGGTTTAGGTGGTAGCCTTGCCGGTGGTTTAGCTGGAGCGAAACTAGGTGCTATGGGCGGTGCTGCCTTAGGTTCTATTGCTCCTGGTGTAGGAACTGCCGTTGGCGGTGCTATTGGTGGCCTTGTAGGCGGTATTGGTGGTGCTATATTCGGCGAAGAAGTTGCACAGCAAATTTACGACGGCATCACAAGTAACCTTGAAGGTTTAACTGACTGGTTCAGCCAAAAGTGGAATGACATCGTAGCGACATGTGCTCCAGTGATTAACACTATAGCCGGTATATTCGGCTTTGCTTGGGACGGCATCGTTGCTATCTTTGGTCCTGCTGTTGATTGGTTTATTGGTAATGTATGGGAACCTATTTCTAGTGCTGCGAGTAGCATGTGGGAAGCTATTAAGGGGTTCTTTAGTGAAGCATGGGAAAGCATTAAAGGTGTATGGTCCGGCGTTGCTAACTGGTTTGATGAAAATGTATGGAGCCCTATTAAAAGTGCAGCAAGCGGTGTATTTAGTGCTATTGGTAGTGCTTTAAGTGCTGTTCAAGCACGAGGTGCACAAGCAACAGGTATTCCAGGGCATGCGACTGGTACAAATCACTTCGGCGGTGGTTGGACTGAAATTAACGAACGTGGCGGTGAAATTGTAGACTTACCGAACGGCAGTCGAATTTATCCACATGCAACAACTGAAAAGATGATTGCGGATAGTTTAAGTGGTAATAACTCCGTTAACCAATACTCTATCAGTGGAAATACATTCGTTGTTCGTGAAGAAGCGGATATTGACCGCATAGCACATTCGTTATTCTCTATGCTTGAAAGTGCGGAAGTAAATTATGGAGGTGTATAATGGCGAAATTAATCAGCGGTATTGGTAGAGCGTTATCGCTTTTATCTGTGATTTTAGGTAAGAGCGGAAATAACTATCCTACAGTGATACTCTCACAAGGCGACGAACGATTGGTCTTGCCAGTAACTCCAACAAAGTATGAAGTAGGTAATGAACAGGACAATAAAAGCGTTAACATCACTCAAATAGGTGAAGCGTTATTGTTTGGTAACCCTAAACTAATTACCTTGTCTTTCGAAAGTTTTCTTCCAGCTAAAGACTATCCATTCATTGTAGGGGATAAACGTAAGCCGGCTGAAATTGTTGCTTTAATTAACAAGTGGAAAGAGTCAAAGAAACCGATTAGGGTGATTGTTAGCGATGGCCCTATTAATTTAATGATGGCTATTATGGCATTCCCTTGGAAGAAGCAAGAAAACACAGGCGATTTATATTACACGCTCAGCCTTAAAGCGTACAAAGATTTAAACACCTCTATGACGGCGGACGATGCAAAGGCGGTTGATGATGTAACAGGCTTAAAAGATAGACCTACAATCAACAATAAGCCTAGCACCGCAACGCTACATAATAAGGGTGCAGATATTTTAGATGCTGCCAAAAAGGCATACGGCAACTATAAGCACTATGAACGTATTATTCAATCTAACGACTTAAAAAACTTAGCGATTAACAATTTAAGTCAGTTAAGAAAGTTGAAGGTTAAGTGATGATTATTAAACATATCGGAACTAAAACAGTTAAAGATGAAAAGACTGGTAAAGATAAGCAAGTTCCAGTTGAAAACGATATATCACACTTGGTTAATAATGCGACATGGAGCGGTTCTCGTATTCAGGCAGCAAGAAAACTTGAATTTGTGTATACGCAAGAGCCTCGCGATACGAATTGGCCTGTATATTCCCTCGGTATAGGTGAAACTGTAAAAGCATATTCCGAAGATAACGAGTTGCAGTTTGTTGGTAATATTTATTGCACCGAGCGTAAGACCTCCGCATCAACAATTACGGTAACGTGTTATGACAATATGTTTATATTGAGTAAATCAAAAACTACTCGTAAATTCACAAATATGACCGCAGAGGACATTACAAAGGCTGTTTGCAAGGAAATGGGCATTAAAGTAGGTAACCTTGCTGAAACAGGCGAAAAAATAACTTTTATTGCTAATAACAAGTCAGGCTATCAAATCATACTCATGGCATACACGGAAGCAGCGAAAAAGACCAACAAAAAATATCAAGCTATGATGGAGGGTGATGAACTCGACGTCATAGAAAAAGGGTCAGTTATCGAAGGCCTTGTAATCGACCAATATCGGAACATCACGGACTCGTCCTATAAGGAGAGTATCGAAAACATGATTAATAAAGTCATGATTGTTGATGATAAAGGTAACCTAATTCGATATGAAAGCAAGGACGACCAAATTCAGAAGTATTCCATGATACAAGCTGTATATAAGGAAAGCAAAAACAAAAACACGCAAGAGGAAGTTAAGGACATATTTAAAGGCCCTGAACGGACTGGTGTTATTGACTGCTTAGGTGATTATGACGCCTTATCCTCGTATTCAGTTGAAATTAAAGATGTGATTACACAATTAAGCGGTCAGTTTTGGATAAAGAGTGATACTCATAAATTCGAAAACGGACAGCATACTATGAAGCTCGAGATTGAGTTTGAAAACTTAATGACTAAAGAAAAGGTAGACCATTCCTTAGAAGCGAAGGAAAAGAAACGCTTAGAACGTGAAGCGAAAAAGAAAAACAAAAAAGGGAAAACTCCTAAGGGTAAAGGTCGAAGGTCTACTAGGAAATCAACGAAAAGAAAGGTAGAAATACATTATGCCTAATGATATTCCGAGTGCTGCACATTCTATGGCTAAAATGGTTAATACTATTCATGGTATAGCTAAAGATGAACAGCCAATGGGAATGCGAATTGGACTTGTTACATCACCATTCCCTAACCTCGTCATTCGTGTTGATAATATCGACATTACAAATGAACAGATATATCTTAATGACTATTGGAAACCGGACCACTACAGAGAAGCAAAAGGCCACATTATAAGTGAAACGCAACCTCGCTCCGGTGGTGGTGGTATGGCACTATTTGAAAGTCATACACATGAAATTCATAATGACTATACAGATACGATTATCATGACTGATACGTTGCGAGTAGGTGATGAGGTAACAGTATTCCCAGTATATGCACAAGGTGAACAGTTGTATTATATCGGTCAAAAGGTGGTGAAACTATGAGTGCAGAATATCCATTCGCCGGTTCAACAAATATTAACGCTTATCAAAGCGAGGAGCTTCCGTTATTCGTTGAATACGATTGGGACTTTGATAACAACTCATTTAAATTCACCGCTAATGGTAACCGAATAAAAGTAACTGGTGATGATGCCTTAAAAGTTTGGGTATACAAAGCCTTAATGACCGAACGCAATCAGTATTTGGCATATTCTACTCGTTATGGAATTCAATTAAAGCCTTTTATAGGAAAGGTTATGAGTGTTAATGAACGGTACAGTGAATTAAGGCGAGTTATCGTTGAATGTCTTATGGTTAACCCTTATATCAAGTCTATTGATAGTATTACATTCGACGAAAACGGCGATAAAGTAGAATGTTCCGTTGAATTAACCACAGTATATGGAGGGCTTAATATTAATGTTTAACATTCCAACTAGCGATGAAATATTAAAAGATTTACAGGAACAATGCACATCACCCTATAGTAAATTTGAAGGTACGTTTGAATACGATGTATTTTCATCTAACGCTATTGAGTTCATGAAAACTTATGTTGAATTAGGCGAGTTGTACAAAGTAGCGTTTGGTGATACAGCCTACGGTGATTTCTTAACTATGAGGGCTGCCGAAAGTGGTGTAATTCGTAAAGAAGCAACTAAGGCGACTGGTTATGTTACTGTTAAAGGTAACGGAACTCTACCAAAGGGCAGTCAATTCGCTACGCAAACCGGTGTTTTATTTGAAACGCTCGAAACTGTACAAGTTAATAACTCAACAAATGTTAAAGTGCAAGCCCTTGAAGGTGGTATTGGTGGCAATGTTACAGCACAATCAGTAACAGTTATACCAATGTCTATTCCTGGTATTTTAAGCGTTAATAATACAGAGCCTATAGGTGATGGCTTTAACGCTGAAAGCGACGAGGAATTAAGAACTCGTTATTTAAATCATGTTCGAACTCCTGGAACTAGCGGAAACGCAACTCACTATTATGAGTGGGCGATGTCTGTTGGCGGTGTTGGTGGCGCCAAAGTGCTTCCAGTATGGAACGGCGCTGGTACTGTTAAAGTAATTATTGTGAATAGCGAATTTAGTCCAGCTTCACAAGAAATTATTAACAAAGTAACTAATTATATCGAAACTGTTCGCCCTATGGGAGCGGTGGTAACTGTAACAACTGTTACACCTAAAACAATTAATATCACAGTTAGACCGGAAGGTAATTTTAATCAATCGGTATTTACTGAATTGGTTAAAGCGTACCTAATCGACATCGAACGACAAAACATCAAGAACTCATCTTTATTAAAAGTTGCGTATTCTAAAATCGGCAGCCTTGTATTAGATGCCGGAGCGACTGATTATACAAATTTAACAATTAATGGCGCTACTAAATCGATTGAATTAGCTGTTGATGATTTAGCGATATTAGGCGAGGTGAATGTCTTATGATTTTTAACCTTTTAAGGACTTATAAAATCGATGTACTGAGATACTTGCCTAGGTACCTATCAAAGGACATAACCTTTAAAGGAACGCAAGACTCGTTAAGCGAGGAACATGAAAAACAACGCTTGTTAATTATCGACATATGCAAGCAGTTGTTCGTTGAAACAGCGACTTGGGGTCTTGATGATTGGGAGCGAGTATACGGACTCGAAAATAATCGCAATTTATCTATTGACGATAGGCGAGCCTATTTATTAATTAAAATTCAAGGGTCGCAAACAATCACCGAAAACAAGTTGCAAGAGTTTATTAACCTTGTATATCCTCCTGGTAGTGCAGTAGTTAAAGAAAATACTGGACCAAATCGGTTTAGCGTCCTTCTTGATACGGCTGACGCCTTAGACGAGATACGAAACGTTATCGAAGTATATAAGCCGGCACATTTAACATATGCTATAGCACATGAATTTAACGCTAGAGGACCGATTGTTGCTGTTGGTGCGGTAACTAATACCGAACGTATTTACATCACGCAAGAAAAGCCTGATAAATCAATTACAGCAAGAGGAATTTATGCTTGCCCTGTTGGTGCAGTCGCTATTCGAAGCAATATTAATTTACACTATTAAGGAGTTGAACTATGAGTAATTACAATAAAATTATTCCGACCTTAGCCGGTAGCAACTTATTGGTTGAGGCGATTGAATCTAAAAAGCCACTTATTTTTACTCGCATTGCGTTGGGTGATGGCACATTAACTGAAAGTGAAAGCATTGAAAGTTTAACAGCATTAAAGCACCCTATGGCACAGAATACGGTACAGTCAATTAACAGCCGAGGAAATGGTGAAATCGACGTTGTAGCGACTATTTCTAATGCGAGTGTAACAAGCGGCTTTTATGCTCGTGAATTAGGGGTATTCGCAAAAGTTGGTGATACTGGTACCGAAAAGCTATTCGCTTATACAAACGCTGGAGCACAAGCAAGTTATACTCCAGCTGGTACCTCTTTAGATGAAAAGTTGATTACTGTAACTTTTTATATCGGTAATGATGTTAACGTTAAAATCAACCTTAACAGCCAACTATACATCACGCAAGCTGCATTAGATGCACATAATTCGGCTACAAATGCACATCAAGACGCTTTTAACAAAAAGCTAGATATTACCTCGAACCAATACGCAAAAGCAATCGCTAAACATAATCAAGGCTTGCAAGTAACAAAAGGCGATAACTCACGAGAAGTTATTAACTTTATTACAGATAACTATAACGATAGCGATATTAATAAAGTACTTAACTTAGGTCAACTTAAAAGCCTGTTAGGTCAAGGCGCTATTATAGCATCTAAACTAACAAACAATGGGGGCTTTGTTAAATTTGCTAACGGTTTCACTATCCAATGGGGAATTGGCGGTCAAGATAACGTAACCAAAACAGAAGTAATCTTCCCAATTAGATTTACAACGTTATTTATGGCAAATGCGATTGATGCGTATTGGAGTGGTTCTGATACACCTAGATATTTTGCAAACTCTGCAATCGAAAGCAACAATACAAAAGCTGTATTTGTGGCGAGTGATAGATATGCAGCATCATATTATTGGTTTGCATTAGGTATAGCGTAATAGAAGGAGGTAAACTATGAATCAATATGTATTCGTACTGAACGAAATGGGTGAGCGAATTACGTCCTTTGTTGATAATACAGTAACGCAAGAACAGTTAATGGCAACTGCTAAACAAGAGTGGCCGGATGCTGCTAATTTTATTTACTCTGCAGACGGCGATAACATGCTTGACGAGTTTATGCGAGGTAAATTATATGTAGACGGCAAGTTCGTAGAACCACAGCCAAAGGAACCTACTAAGGCCGAACAAATTGCCGAAATCAGAAATTACTACAACGGACGTTTTGAAACGCTGGAACAAATGGTATTAAGACGTCGATTGATTAACGGTGATATTACCGACTTGCAAGAACAATTTAAAAAACTCAATCAAGAAATGGTTTTAAAAATTAAGGCGGTGAAATAATCATGGAAGCGTTCGAAATTAAAAGTGATGTTCCTGTTATGAAGTTCTGTGAGTTCTGCTATGCTACTTTGAACGAAGATGGGACATGCCCTACAGAGGGCTGTATCCATAACGATTTAATGGAATTGGACGAGGGCAATGAAGATGAAACTACCAGTCCTACACAACTTTAAAGCCATTCAAGGTGAAGTCATTTCACTTAATATAGGGTATAACAATACTGTTTCAAGCGATAATCTGTTCGCTTGTGTTCGTAAATTAGCACATGACGAAGAGTATAAAGCAAAGTTTAATATCGATGTATCTGAGGACGATTTAGAAGCCAATGAGCTTTGTAAAATCGCCCTTTCTTTAGATACGAATGGTTTAGAAGTTGGTAAATATCAATGGGACTTATTTCTATGGAGTGGCGACCACCCTATTAAATGTCTTGTGAAAGGACAGATTAATATAATTGAAGGTATTAGTAATAGGGGGAAATAATGGACGAACTACACATTCACGAAGACAAAGAAACGATTAATGTTAAAGACAATACTCAGATTATTAAATTGCAAGGGCCGAAGGGTGAACCAGGAGAGCAAGGACCTCCTGGTCCTCCTGGACCTCCAGGCGAACCTGGACGAAATGGTATTGACGGCGAACAAGGGTTGCAAGGTATTCAAGGACCACCTGGGCCTCCTGGTGCTCCTGGTAAAGATGGAAAGTCATTTACTTATGACATGTTCACATCGGAGCAATTAGAGGCCTTAAAAGGCCCTAGGGGTGAACAGGGTCCTCCTGGTGCTGGTGCTAATGTAGATTTATCTGCATATGCAACTAAACAAGAAGCCGAAAATCTTTACTTAAAAAAAGTTGATATAAGAAATCACCTTACTATGCTAGGCGACCCTAAATATGCACTTAAAACAGAGTTAAGTGATTATTTGTCTAAAACAGATGCGACTAATAATTACGCTCAAAAAGGCTGGGCGACTCAAACGTTTGCATATAAGAACGATTTAGGTACTTTCATTAAGAAAAACGAGATTGCTCAATATGCATTAACACCTGGCGATGCGTCTGCTCGTTACGTCAATAAATTAGAGGGGCAGTCCTTCGCTCAAAAATCTGAATTAAGTGATTATGTGAAGAAGACGGAAATTAATCAGTATACATCAAGCACACAAGGGCCACCAGGTCCTAAAGGGGAACCTTTTAAATATTCTGACTTCACGCAAGACCAACTTAATGCACTTAAAGGGCCAAAGGGGGATAAAGGCGAGCCGTTCAAGTATTCTGATTTTACGGCGGAACAATTACTAGCATTAAGAGGGCCTAAAGGCGACCCTGGGAGCGGTGGAGGACAAGTAACTTCACAACCAGTCGAAATATATGAAGTTGCATGGGGAACGGCAAAAGCAGGTGAACGAGGTGCGGACAGAGGATATTTAGCATTCGACCCATTAACTGGTTGGGGGTACTTGCATTTTGACTTTGTATTAACTGCCCCTTCCGGTAATGGTAACGTAATCGCATCGCTTCCACCGAATTCTCCAGTTTCTGTACGACTAATAGAAAAAAGCGTTAATGTAAATAACAATAGTGTTTATGTTGAACGAAACAGCCGTATGATTAAGGCTTGGGGCGTACCAGCGAGCACACGTTATATTATTGATATTATAGGATTTTGGAGAAAGGCATAAAAAGAATGTGGACATGGCAGTTCGAGTTGAATGACATTTTAACAACGCTCTCTATAGTTGGTATTGTTGCCGGCTTAGGATATAAAGTGTTGGTTATTCCTTTGCTCGAAAAATTAGATTTGCAGAGAGTTCAAGATAATTTAGTCTTTCAAGAGAAATGGGGTGTATTGACAGATACACTTAAAGACCTAAAAGACGAGATTAAGTTATCGCGCGCAGAAAGAATTAAAGCAGAGGGAAAGCAAGTAATGTTAACTGCCAAAATAGAAGCGTTAGAAACTAGAGTTAATGACATTAGGGAGGAATTACATGAACATACCACCAAATCTCATTAATACCGCTAAAAAAACAGCTAAAAACGTAAGAATTGCGAATATTCATCCTACTGGCATATTCGCAACAAGGGCACTAGTATTCGTCATGCTGGTGCCTATTTTATTAGTAGTAAGCGAATATATTATGGTGTTTATTCGCGGTTATGCTGACGATATGACAGTTAAGATTATTAATACTGGAATAAACATTATCGACCATATCTTTATTCCATCTGTGTTGACTGCCCTCGTAGGGTTCTTGGCGCTATGGATAGACAAGGACGGTAACGGTATTCCGGACCAGTTAGAAAAGGAGGACAAAAAATGAAAGTATTCATTAACCCAGGACATGACATTAACTTAGATAGTGGAGCGGTTAACCCTAATACCGGCCGTCGTGAGTGCGACGTCGCTCGTGATGCCGGTAAATTGCTTATGCAGTATTTAGAAACCGCTGGGTGTGAAGTTAAAGCACTTCAAAATGATGATTTAGGCCTTGTATGTGAAACCTCTAACGAATGGGGAGCAGATATATTCGTATCGCTTCACTGTAACGCTTTTAACACGCAAGCTCGTGGCACTGAAACGCTTTACAAGTCCTTTAACGGCCAACGCTTGGCGAATGACATTCAATCACAACTTATTCGCAGTATTAACACCGTAGACCGTGGTGTTAAAAAGCGTGATGATTTATGGGTATTAAATGGAACCGACGCAACCGCGGTTCTTGTTGAAATGGCTTTTATCGACAACGACGATGATTTAGAAATGCTAAACAACGAGCTTGATACGATTGTTCGTGCCATCGCTCGTGGCATTACTGATTACATGGGAGGGGTATAATGTATGTTCGCCTTAGAAAACTTGCGGAAGGTTATCCTATGTTCATTCCTATTTTGTTGTTGCTTGTTTGTCTTGCCGGTGTATGGTTCTTCGCCGACCGACGAAGTGATATTGACGAGAGCGGAATACAACGCTCTACAGTCGAAATTAACAACGCTAGACAATACAATAAGCAAGCAGTTGATGATAATCGACGAACTAGAACAGCAGTTGAACATAGCGAAACTCTCAACGACCGAGCAACAGACGGAATTAATCGAAGTATTGAAATCACTGAACGAACAAAAGGCGCTATTACTCGAAGCGAAGAATACATTAATCAAGCAAGAAGTAACGCTATCAGCGCAAAGGGACTCATTAGCGAAAGCCGAAGCATACTTGAACATGCAGACGAACGAACTCAAAAAAGTAAAAGCGAAGTATCGCAATAGTCAAATTTTAAATGCTATCTTAGGCGCTGGCCTTATATATGTAGCAGCAAAAGACTGAGAGGTGGTCCAATATCTCCCTAATCATGCGAGGGTGGCGCATGAACTGGTATTGGTTACAACTGAATAAAAGTAATAGGGGTGCCGTAAAAAGCACCCCTTTATTTTTTTTGCATTTTTTTGAAATTGGCGGTTGCCCTATTCTTGAATGTGTTATATAATGTAATCAAGATAAAGGTACAGAGTTAATAAAGGAGATACCGAAATGATTAGAACTTGTAAACAATTAGAAAAAGCATTAAGAGAAGCTAATAACGACATGAAATTGTGTGTAGGAAAAACATGTGGAATGTATCGAGTTAGTTATGGTGGTTACCGATTATCTTGCTACACTTTAAAAGAATTAGTAAGAGAAATGACAAAAGAAACAGTTAAAATTAATTATGCGTTATGGTGCAAAGATGAAAGTAAAGCATCTATCTACATCAACGGAATTAAATAAGATAAAAGGAGAATAAAAATGAAAAAGATTAGAACTTGTAAAGATTTAAACAACGCATTAAAAGACGGTTTGCGTGTTAGACTTGGGGCAAGATGTGGAATGTGTACATACAAAGTTCACATCGAAGATATGAAAGGCGGTTTATGGGTAGAAGATACTAAATTAGTACGAGACCTAGTTATTAAATGCCGTGAACGTGGCTTGTTAAAATTTGGTTACTAAGTATCAAAATTTATCAAATTACCGCTTGCCTTAACCTTGATTATGATATATAATATAATCAAGGTTAAGGTATAAATTACTTAGGAGGATAACAAACATGAGAACATTAAATCAACTTAAAGCAAATTTGAAACCAGGTTGCTACTTATACAAAACAAGAGGCCGTGTAACAGGCGAAAGCATTTTTATTAAACAAGGTGGCAAAAACGTTTGTTATAAATGCGGTACAGTGAAATCTTTCATCGAAGAATGTATTAAAAGAGGTTTAGTTAAAGAGGCTTAATATGAGAACGCTAAAACAGTTACAAGCCAATTTAAAAAAGGGCTATGAAATCGTAAATTTTGGCAGTGCAAGGCCACATAGCTATAGGGTTTGGGTAGTAAAAGGGAAGGAGTTAATACTACCTAAAAGATTTACAGTATCATTTTTTATTCAAGAATGTATTGAAAAGGGCTTAGTAAAATAAGCCCTTAAAGGAGAAATCACAATGACACTAGATGAATTAAACAGCGTAATTATGCAACGAAACAGAAATGTAGCTATCGACAAACACAGAACATGCTATGAATGTTATAATATTCATACAAACAGACTTATAGCGAGTGCAACAACAATCGACGAACTAAAAGATATAATGGTTCGTATGGATATTATTTAGAGGTTAAGGAGGAATAGTAATGAAGTATTTATTGAAATTAGGTAGAGGTGAAAACAAAGTAATTGAAGCGGATAACTTAGAAAAGTTGTTATACCTAGCAAGTTATGAATATTGTGATTATTACACAGTGCATGATGCTGGAGATATTAGCGACATGCTAGACTGGGATAACGGCGACGATAAAGCGTTTACAGCTCGTATCCACCGCACAATTAAAACACTTAAACAAGGTTATCATGTGGTGTTTGGTGATAAGACAGCTAAGTTTAAACCAAACGAATTAAATACTATCAGCGATGTTGAACGAATTATGAAGCGTGCTGGTGCCAGTGGCTTTACAATCGAGGAGATTATATGAGTAATAAAGGATGGGGCGGCGCTCGAAAGGGCGCCGGTGCTCCTGTAACAGTAGGCGACGAAGGCCGTCGCAAGGCTAGGGTGATTTCACTTAATGACAAAGAGTATGAAAAACTAAATGACACCGCAAAGAAGAACGCCGTCAGCGTATCGCAACTCATACGAGATACCTTCGAATTGTAGTTCGTCAAACAATTCGTCAAAAACTCATTTTAAACCACGCGAAATAATTTAAAATTCAACGCTACAAGGCACGTTTAAATATCCGATAGTACTAACTATTACAACTCTATTGAAAATCGCATACAGTTCAAAGTATAATTATAGTGTTAGGCATAGTCCATAACTATAATTGGAGGAAACTATGAACAATATGAAAACAACGCTTT